GGATAGCCAATGAACGGCGCTTTAGGGGCCAGCGCCAGCATTTCCGCTTCTTGGCTGACCCAATAGTTATACATACGCTGCGCGTCTTTAGCGTTGCGCACCAAACCGCTAATGTAGATCTGACCGTCGACCTCGAACTCGTTGCCGACAACGCGGATCACGGGAATATACTTACCCGCCCACTCACGCTCTTCCAGCACCTCATAACCGTTGGTCTTGATCCACATGACCCGGCGACGGTCGCTCTCGCGGCTGCGCAGCGGCTTGCCGTAGGCGGCCTTGAGGCGCTTGTCCTCCGGCGTGCCATCGAACGCCGTGATGTTGTCCGGGTAGAGGTTAAGCGTCGCCTTCTTAGTGTCGACGTAAAAATACTCAGCGATACGGACAGTCTCTTGGCTGACCCACATGCTCAACGTCTGATCGCCCACACCCTGCGACATCATGCCGGTCACAGGCGTCGCGTCGGGGTACATGCGCTCGTATTCGGCCTTCGGAATGTCTTCCGTAATGAAGCACCATTCCGCGTCCTGACCGCATGGGTCTTGGATCATCGGGTCCATGTAGACGCTGAAGCTGCTACGAACGCGAGCGATCTTAATATCCTGCTCGAAAGAATCTTCTTTTGTGTATTCCGTCAGGATGCGGATATAGCCTTCGCCGTATGTGACCTGGTTGTCGCAAGCCGTATCATAGGCAACGTCAGCGTCGGACATATACTCAATATGACGCACGATACCGTCGAAGATCTCCGCGACCTCCGGGTCGGCGTTGTCGTCGGCCGGGATGACGCGCGCGGTCGGTCGGTTCTGGCGCTGCTCGTTGGTCACGAGGCGCACGTGCTGCGGCAGCTTGTTGATCGTCAGGCATGGCCGCGCGTTGATCGTCTGGCCCTGCACCGCGCCGCGTGTCGCCAGCACGTCCGCCGGCCACTGCCATGCGTTGTCCGGCGAGCCCGCCATGAAGCGCAGGTCGTCCAGCTCATCTTCGCGTGAGTCTGAATAAGCCGCTTGCGCCACCGTAAAGCGGTGCCGCATTGTGGCCAGACGGTCATCGTCCGGGTTATCAGAGACTTTGCCGGCGGCGACTACATCATCACTTGCCATTACATATCCTGCCGCTGTTCTTGGCGGGCCAGTATCTTAGCCGCTATTCCAGCGCCTATCGGGCCCATTAGACCGTATTTACGCTTAATTTCAACCAATTTGTCGTCATTGACAACGTAATTGAATGTTTTATTCGCCGCGCCACGCGATCCAGCGTCTTGATACCGGGTGCCTGGAATGCCCTGAGATTGTAAATACGCGGCGACTTCTTTTTGACCGCCCTCCATAAAATCAGGCATTAAAGAATTTTCATGTGTGTGTTTTACAAGGAGTGAGTGTAACTCTTGGCCGTTAAAAGCTGATAAGTCTGGGCTGTATCCGGCCCTATCTAATCTATCTTCTAACTCGGCGCGTAGTTCAGGATTCATTTTATCAAGTAATTCTTTTCCGGCTTTTTGTTCACCTAAAGGTGTATGCCAATCAAGAAAATCTTCAGGATTTGCTTTAATATTCACCTCATACATATGTCCTTTTGTGGGGACAAAATCTTCTGGGTTCAATGTTCTAGCAAACTTAGTTCCTTCAATATATTTTTGCACATACCCTGCGCGTTTATCTTTCATATGCGCCGGGGCTGACTTAAAACGTTCCATTGCATCCTGCGCATATTTCAACTGAGTCTGCTGAATTTTAGAGACAGCTTCGGCAGGCGACATACCTTCAAATTTTATGTCGTGCATGATTTCCGCTATAATCTCATTTTGCGGATTGACTTTCGAGACATCAGCGGATGGCGGCATAAGTTCCTGTAATGTCGCGCCTTTATATTTTGGGTATGACAATTCATTCCGGTATTGCAGCGCTACAGGCTCATGTTCGGCAAAATACAGCCCGTGTCCATAGACTTGTGCGCCTTCCCCCGTGCCGATCTTACTGATGTCAAAGGCCGGAAAGTCATGCGGCGAGCCATGATACGCTCGGATACCCTTGGCCACGTCCTGCGCAATGGCTTGCTCGGCCCTAGCCGCGACATTAGCGCCGGGTAGCGGTAGCATGGCCATGATCGCGCCCTTGGTGTCGCCGGCGCGGGCGGCCTCTTGGCCTTGCAGCACGTTACCTGTGCCGGGCAGGTACCCCAGTATGTCGGCTATGCCCGTCGCGAACTGACGACGCTCCGGCGACGGGCGTGTGTTGCCCATTAAAAAAGCCGCGATCTGCTCCTTCCATGTCGGCTCATACGGCCGCAGCATGGCGTTACGCGGGTCAGGAGCGAGCGCGTTGACGGGCATTATTTCTTCTTAGCCGCGGCGCGCTTCGTCGAGTAGGCGATGGCGACCGCCTGTTTCGGCGGCTTGCCCGCTTTGATTTCGGCCGCAACATTTTTGCGAAAGGCGTTCTTGGAGGTTGATTTGACTAGGGGCATTAGTGTCCCATCCATCCTGAAGAGGCTGCGTTGCCACCATACGTTACGCGCGGTCTGTTGTCTATGGGCCGCGCTTCCCTGTGCGCCACCGGATACGCGAACGTCACCGCGATAGCGTCCGCCGCGTCGGGGCTGGCCAGCCCTCGCGCCTTCATGTCCTTTTTACTCTCTAGGAATATAGTCCCTTTACTGTCGGGCTTCATCATTGGGCCGGTCAGGTCAGACTTGAGGAATCGGTCGTTTGGGATGCTGGCCGTTTTGAGCCACTCCCGCATGGCGTGCCACATCTCGGCGCGTTTGTTCCCGAACATGATCGGACGGGAGGACTTGCTGCCGAAGTTGACGCCCCTGATCTTGTATCGCTGCTCCTTCAGCCGGTCGACCACGCCCGCGCCTAGGCCGCCTTCGTCCACGACGACGAGCGCTGGGCGGAACTCTTCGATGATGTCGATGACGCGGCCGACCACCTCCATGGTGTCGTCGCCGCGGTAGCGCCGGATGCCGATGATGTCACGTCCCTGCCGGATGGCGATGACCGTAGCGTCAGCGCCAAATCTGGCTGGATCTACTCCTACTATTATCGGAGCCGTCTGATCCTTCTGTGGCGGCCGTGTCTGCGCGTCCATGACCAGTGATGACGGTATGAACTGGTCATCTGAGGCGTTGGGGAAGGCTCCGTAGACCTCGACGTGAGCCTGAGCGCTGTCGGGGCCGTATTCGTCGATAATCTGCTGATAGACTGCCTTATCAGTGCCCTCCACGCTTCTAGCGTCAACAACCTTGTTTCGCCAGAACTCGCGTTTGCTGTTGAAGCACTCGTAGAAGTATCCGCTGTTACGGCGGGGGTTGCTAAAGCTAAGCCAAAAACGATTAGGAGTGTTCTCTGTAAAGAAACCACTGGCCACCGCCCAGATAGAGTCATCAATACCGCTTGCCTCATCGAACACGAGCATGACGCCCGCGAAGTTATGCACGCCCGCGTAGCTGTCCGGGTTCTCGGCCGACCACAGCCGCCCCTCCACGCCCCAGTAGCGCGTGCCCAGCTTCAGGTCGCGTTCGACCAGCTCCGCGATCCACTTGGCCGGCAGCACACGGGTAGCGCTCACCTCAAACCAATGGCTGTTAAGTGACATGGATAGCCACTTGGTTATCTCGGCCCAGGTGACGCTGCGTAGCTGCGCCTCTGAGTTGGCTGACACGATGGTCGTGGAGCCTATGCGCGTGGTCAACATCCAGATCACGAGCCAACTGACAAGGGCAGACTTACCGATACCGCGCCCGGATGACGTGGCCATACGAAAAGTCTCAAAGTCTACGCGGCCGTTATTTTCGCGGATATGGTCGCGCAGGTCTTGCAGCACCTGCAACTGCCACTGGCGCGGGCCAGTGAAGTGTTCGAGCGGCGTGCCAGCCTTACCCCACGGGAATGCGAGGCGGACAAAAGCTACAGGGTCATTCTTGACCTGCGGCGACCATAGGGTCGCCATCAGCTTCTGTTCTTCGTCCGCTGAGTAGATCGGCACTTGCATCTAATACTTGTCCTTCTATGACGCGCTGCTGCGCCTCTTCCAGCGCCGCTATGATGGATATGCGCTGCTCGACCTGCACCTGCACGGACTGCGGTGCTGTCCACTTATGCACGTGCTTGAGAATGTCCAGCGCCGCCTTTGTGTCACCCTGTAGCGCTGCGTCGCGTAAGACGTTGGCCATCTCGGCCTCGCCCTCGGCGCGGCCTTTCTGCTCAGCATACTCCGCGATAGGGTCGAACTGCACTAGCCGCCGATACTCGGTCGGGGTCATGCCCGCGGCGTAGGCGAGCGTGTCGCCCTTCAGCCCTTTGCGGGCGGCTAAGTAGATGCGCTCTAGGACGGCTTCTGTCGCCTCTATTTTGCGCGGCTCATAAGGAAGAGACTCGAACATAATAAACTTTATAGCATGGTGCGTTTAGAAAACAAAAAATAAAAATTGTTCGTGATGGCTACGTATTTCTTAAAGGAGATCCCAAGGCCCAGCCCCCCGCCCCTGTTTACATCGCCAGTTGAATGCCGATCGACTGTTTACAATTAGCTTAACATCATCGAGCATCC